ATGTAACCTTTCTGTGGGCGTCATCAATTTCAAAGATGGAAAGGTTTTCTCGGAGTAAACGACTTAAATAGTCGGCTGCCTCGCTAATGCGAACGAAAGTTTTGTCACGTGAATTAAAGAGATTATCAAATTTCATTTTTTTTATCCTAGTTTATATACGAATAGGGGAAGCGTTTTTTTAGAAAATTACCGATTTACTTCGGTTCTGGCTGGGGCGCGCCTCCTAATCCCCCTGGACCACCACCCATATCGGGTCCGCCGGGGGCTCCTTCTTCTCCTGGAGGACCTCCACCGGGACCCATTGGTCCAGCTGCGGCTGCTTGGTCCGCCATATCATTTTGTTTTTGTTCTTCCATTTCATCTTCTATTTTACGTATTTCACCTTGGGTCATGCCAAAGTAAGTCTCATAAAGATATGATGTAGGGAATAACTGTAAACCCTGTACTGCTTGTACAACACGGGTTTTTTGCTCGTCAATCTCCAAACGACGCTTTTCTGTAATGTCGGAAGGGGGCGCCAACTTAAGTTTAAAGTCGGTTACCATTGATGGAGGGAAACCTTTCAATTGAAGGTGTCTGCGGTATAAAGTGGTTAAACCAATCTCAATATCACGTTGGATACGTAATACAGCTTTAGCAAACTTAGCGTCCAACTGCGATAGGTTAGCCTTTCTTTCCGGCGAGTTGTCCTTCTCAACGATAAAGTCCTTAGGAATCTTCATCGCAGCGAGAACTTTATCTCTAAAGTAACGTACATCATCAACTTCACCAAGGTTTTGACCCCCTTGAAGAGTTTCAATCTTAGTACCCTGACCGTTCTTTTGAGGTACGAAGAAGTCCTCATCGGCGGCTAGAGGGTTGTAACGCTCATCAATACCACCTTCGTTTTGGTTGTAGAACTTTTCTTTCTTGAATTTAGCCTTCAAGCGCTCCATGAACATCTCAACTTTGGTAGCAGGTAGATTACCTGTCTCAACATAGAAGATACGACGCTCTGGTGCTCTTACCAAGCGGTAGATAAGCATGGCGTCTTCCATTAAGCGGAGAGACTTCCATGCGCGCACGCCCGGGGCTAGGATTGATTTGCCGTAAGGGTAGAAGTGAGGGTCCGAATTGAAGTTACGGAAGTGGACCACTTGGTCCTTGTCCAACTTAATAAGGTTTTTCTTATCGGCAACCGGAGCATATTGTGGTTGACCCTCATTTGCCTTAGGTACTTCCTGCAGGAACTCCTTAAGGTACCCGTACTTATCCTCAACTCGGAAGATATAGTTAGGATTAAGAATCTTAATGCGTTGAATACCAGCCTCAGCATTGTTTAGGTCAACGATGTTCTCAAGGAAGCAGTCACCGTATTTGCACACGTTACGAGTAACGTCCCAAAGAAAGCGCTCGACTTTAATAGTTTCTCCGAAAGCTTCTAGAACATCACGGATAATCTCTTGTTCGGTGTCGATTTTAAGTGTTGTGCCGCGTAGGTCTTCTTGAGTAGCGTCATCAGCATAAATGTCCAAAGCTGCGCCAATCTCTGGATACTCATCCATTCTTTCATAATCTTGGTATTTACGACGACGTTCGTACTCAACCTGAGGTAGGCGAGGCATACCTTTCGATATTCCGATTTGACCGTTAGCTTGGGTAAAGACATCAGCATTCTTTACAACATCACCCGCTAAAGGTGTCTTCTTAGGAGGTCTTCCTCTCTTAGCCTTATGCTCTTTCGAACCAAAGAAGGACTTAAAGAATGCAGCAAATTTGCCGCTTAGGGGTCTGCTATCCCCAAACGTAGTAGAATTGGGGAAAGAGGTCATGTCTTCTTCCAACATGTTCTCTTGCTCCTCAATCATTTCATCCAAAATTTCGTCGTCTTTCATAATCAATCTAATACCCACCGGGTATCTTCGTCGTAGTCCTCATTATATGTACTCTTCAAGATAGCATTCCACTTATCTTCTTTTTCAACTTCTTCCTCATTTGTGAGAATTGCTATTGGACTACCGCCAATCACATCGTCCATTAGATAGCATCCTAAAGATAAACTCATGACTAAGTCGTCATTATATCCTTCGTCGGCTTCTAATTTACCGTTCTCATTAATGATGAAAGTGGCTAATTCCCTAAAGCTTCTCTCTGAGTTGATATGGATTTTACCCATTTTTAATTTTTCTTGCATAGAGTTAAGAACAACTTCACGAGTTTTCTGGTTAATCATCATTCCCATCTCGCCCTTCTCATCACACCACATGTTCTCGTACTCTTGGTAGTCAAACAACTGTTCAATGAGAGCCATTCCTAGACCGTTCCGCTCTACCATCATGTAAGCGGAATTGTATTTTCTCCCTAAGTCGCACAATAACTTAGCAAACTTAGAGATTGTAATCTTATTAGAGTAAAACTCCGCTACTTGCTCACCGTTGTAAAGGTTTATAATATGAGCTGCAGAGTAGTCGTACTCGCGCCCGAACGATGAATCCACCGAAATAACGTAAGTATGGTGAGGTACAGGGTCTTTCCATACCCTCAAAGTGTTGTTATGCTGCGATTGATAGTTATCTGAGCAATTATCTCTTATTCTCTTCAAGGTTCCGCCATCAACGAAAGTGTCACCAGTACCCAAGAATTCGCACTCATACTCCTGTAACCAAGCACGTTCCCCGATAGTAGGCTTCATAGTCTCCGCCCACTCCTCGGTATACTCAGGGTGCTCCTCCCACGCGATATCAATAATTTTAAAAGCACTTTCTCCACGTTGAGCTGAGTCATACATCTCATAGTACAGGTTACTCATCCCATTAACCGTAGAAATGATGCATGCCTTACCTCCAGTTGAAATAGTAGGGAAGATAGCCATCCAGAATTCACGCATCTTATCAATGAACGCCGCCTCATCAACCATCAACAAAGAGACTGATTCACCACGACCAGCACCAGCAGGTTGCGATTTTACCTTACTTCCAGTCGATAAACGTAGTTCGTGCTTGTTTCTGGACTCCTCTTTAGGTCTTAACCAAGCCGGTAGGTCATCGTACATGTTAACCAAGCGCTCCAAGAATGCTCTAGATTCTCTATCTCCGATGGAAACTACCATCACATTTTTGTGTTTATTGAATATAATAAACCATAGGGAGTAAGCAGCACATAAAGTAGTGATGCCCGCCTGCCTAAACTTCTTAATCAAAGAAAACCGTTCCTCATGCAGTTCAGTAATCAATCTTTCTTGAAATCTGTACATGTCAAAAGGGATAATTCCATGCATAGGATGTGAAATTTTAACGTAATTATTAATGAAATGTTTCGGGTCCTCCGAACATAATCTAATTTCGTTTTTAATTTCTTCTATATCCATACTATTATTACAGTAGACATATTTATATATCGATGAAAAAATACGCTTTTATACCAACTCGTGATGAAACGACTAAAAATCCTCAATTAGAGGAGTATTTAACCCGTGCAGGGTATGACGTAACGTTCTTAATAGGGGAGAATAGCATTTTTAATGCTTACCACAACGCGTGTAAACCTGTTATGGCTAATGATACTGTGATTATGTGCCACGATGATATCCGTATTTTAACTGAACCGGATGCTTTTAACACCTTTTTGGATATGGCTTTAAATACAGAGACCACGGGATTCGTGGGTGTCGCCGGAACAAAGGTATTAAAGCAAAGCGCGGTATGGTGGGACGGTCTAGTTCAAGGGGAAGACCATTTTTCAGGTATGGTTATGCATGGAAAGAGTCTGGAAGAGATGAGAATGACGCCTTATGGTACACCAGGAGGGGTTGTCGTGCTTGATGGTCTGTTTTTAGCCGTAAGAGGAAAGACGCTCAACAGTATCCAACTCAAAAAACCTAAGACTTTTGAAGGAAATTGGGATTTTTACGACATTTTCTACACTTTTCAGGCATTTTTGAAAGGAAAAACCAATGTCGTAGCTCCAATCCAGGTATTGCACCAGTCTCCAGGCGAGATAGTAGGCAGAGATTCGTGGCATAAGAACCGACAAGCCTTTATTGACCATTACAGAGAGAATTTACCTATGACTGTGTTGCGTAATCGACAAGGATAACCTTATCATCGTACATAGACAACAGTTTTTGCACTTCTTCGAAGCGTTTTGTCGTGTTATTACTATCATAAACTAGAAAGACAGCGTCCGATGTATTTGCTAAGTACTCTAAACTCTCTTTAAGCATAGACGTGCCTTTAGTTAAGCCCTGAGGTTTCTCATGCATTGTGATAGTTTGTCCTTCTGATACTAAATGTCTTAGTAGTTCTTTCGAGTCTTCGGTTATATAATTAAAAAACCCCGGACAAGGATTTACGTAAATGGTTTTAACGCTATCAATCTGTGATATAGCAGCCAATACACATAAATTAACGCCCTCACTAGGCATTCCATACAAAATACTCGGGTCACAATAACCAATAGTCCCTATAATACGGTTAAACGCTCTCTTACGACTTTGTGTAAGAAACTTATCTGTCCCTAGTGGAAAGGTATAGTCGCCTACGATAGATACTACACCTCTTTTTGGGACCCAATCTAAATGCTCTGCAGTCATGAATACACTCTTATATACCCTTCTCTCACTACTATTACTGTCCCCAGTATCTGATGAATATATCGACCGTGCCAAAATCAGGTACGGAAGCATCGAAGCTTACGAAAAGGAAGGAGGTGTGATAGCCCTTATTAATAGTAAGGAGGTTTACGTACAAATCGCCGAATATAAGACTATAAAGAAGGAGGGTATCAAACAAGGTACCGCTAGGTACACACAGCTTATGCAGATATGTACCAAAAAATATAGAAAGGCAGTAAGTAAAACTGCTAAACTATATAATCATGCCCTCGTCGTTGAGGAGGGTGGTGTGTCGAAAGAGCACCAAACCACTTCCATCACTGATAAAGTGATAAAACAATTGTCCGATAAGGAGATTAAAAATTATGAATCATTATTACACACATTTCGACGCCCTTTGGAACGAATGGGCTAAAGGCTTTGAATTAACCCCACACTCAGAAGTAGGTACACACGCTGTACAAGCTCTTAAAGAATGCGTATCCCTACCTAAGTATCCCGTTAGCAACTGCTATCTGTCTGAAGACCAAAACACACTTCATTTCGAGTTTGCTCTTGCAGGGTACGCCGAAAAAGAAATCAAGGTAATCGGCGGCAAAAACTCTTTTACTGTTCGTGCTTCCAAAGAAGAGGACCTAAAAGCTCATATGCTACTCCACCATGGAATTAGTGGTAGAGACGTAGACTTTTCTATCAAGGTTGACGAACAATACGATTCTAAAAAAGCTAAGGTGGCTTATAAGGACGGGTTACTTTGCGTAACCATCCCTAAAGCTAAGGAAGCTGAATCTGTTCTTTTATTCGGCTAATACAGCCAAGCCCTAATCTTAATTTTTTTAAAAGATTGGGGCTTTTTTCTTTTAAAAGGAGTATAACAATAATATGGAAAGAGACGAACAACTTGTACAGGTAATGAAGGATGTCCTAAAAGTGCTTAATAAAGCATACCCGGAGAGGTTTACCGAAGACGGTATGACA